ATTTTGATAAATCTCTTTCAGTTTGTGAACCTGCTTGTGGTGATGGAGCAATTACTAAAATATTAAATGAAAGATGGGATAAAGAATTAATTACCTCTTATGATATAAGAGACAAAGATAAAAATAATTTCTTATGGGAGATGAATAACTATGAATATATTATAACTAATCCACCTTTTTCTCTTTCAGTACAATTTATTCAAAAAGCAAAATTAGTAGCAACTAAAAAGTTTGCTTTTTTATTACCTCTATCATATTTACATGGAAAGAAAAGATATGATGAAATTTATACAGATAAAAAATATGGTTTAGAAAAAGTATATATTTTTACTAGGTATCCTATGTTAGGAGAACCACTTAGGGATGATGGTAAATATACAACTGGTATGGTGGTTTATGCTTGGTATGTATGGACAAATGGATATGATGGGCAACCTATGATAGATTGGTTGGATAATAATGAAGATATTTTATCTAAAAAAGAAATGAAAGAAGAGACAAAAGTATTGACAGATGATTTATATAATGTTATACTTAGTTCATGACACACTTATATTATGGAATTTCGCTCATTAGATTTACTTTTTGGCATGGAAACTAAATCTAAAGTAGAAGAACCTGCTGTTGAGATAGCAGAAAAAATAAAGAATGGTGAATTGCCTACAACAAAGGTGAATAATAAAGATTTCTTTCACTTAACAAGACCTGGTGAATATGTAATTGATCAAGATAAAAGACTTCAAGTAAGAAAACAAGATGTTGATCATGATTTCATAGAACGTCAAGTGTTAAAAAATACACCACATTTACTTGATAAAAAAGTTATTATTTTCTTCCCAAGTGATGTTTATGATGTCAATGGTAAAATATTTGCTAGAGAAGGAGATATGAAAATTGCTGGTGGTAATCATACTTCAGTAATAGAAATAGAACTTGGAATATTTGAGAGTGATGCTTATATCATTAATTTTGACACTCAATTAGGAGGTAAAATATCAGAGGCACTTGATTTAGGCAATCTATTGAATGTAATAGAAAGAGAGCAAAGAGGAGTTGAAAAAAATGATGTAAGAAATATTGTAATGCAACTCATGGATGAGAATGAGGAAGAAACTGGAGAAGCAAAACTCACTCAAAGACAGAGAGATAGAATTGTTAATTCTTATGACTTCATAAGTTATGGAACTATAGGACAATGGGAAAGTTATCATGCAACTTCTGGTGGTAGAAGAAAACCTAAGAAAACATATACTGACTCAGAGTTAGCAGACAAATGGGAACATTATGGGGATCAAGAACAGTATAAGGATTATATTGTTATAGAACCAAGAGCATTAGAGTCATGGAAACAAACTGCTATTTCCACAGCAATAGGAGAGCATCTAAGTGATAAAAATATGGATAGTAAAGGGAATACTATAAAAAATAAAATACTTTTTATTTTTCATTGCTCAACACAAAAACAAGCAGACAACAAGGAGACAATAAAAAAAGCAATGAAGAAACATTATGGTAGAATAGAAAAGAGATATAACTTAAAGATTAAATCAGAATTTTTAAGGCATGAATAAAATTATTCTACTTTCAGTTTAAATTATTATGCGAGATAAAATTTTATTTGGTGATTGTAGAAACACACTCAAACAATTTGATGAGAAAGCAAGAATGTGTGTTACTTCACCACCTTATTATGGTCTTAGAGATTATGGAACTGCAACATGGATAGGTGGAGATCCAAATTGCAATCACATGAGGGATTCAAAAGTTAATCCTGACCAATGTATTACTGGACATAAGAACCATGATCAAATGGCAGGAGTAGGTGATGCAATATACAAAACATCATGCCCTAAGTGTGGTGCAGTTAGGCAAGATAGTCAAATAGGATTAGAAGAAACACCAGAAAAATATATTGAGGAAATGGTTAAAGTATTCAGATTGGTAAGAGATAATCTTACTGATGATGGTACATTATGGTTAAACATAGGAGATAGTTATTATAATTATAGAAGTGATGGAAATTATCCTAAACAAACAGTAAGTAAAACTAGACAAGATTTACCTATTAAAACACCAGTAAGAGGTAATAAATTAAAGGGATTAAAACAGAAAGATTTGATTGGTATTCCTTGGATGTTAGCATTTGCATTAAGAGCAGATGGTTGGTATCTAAGACAAGATATTATATGGCATAAACCCAACCCAATGCCAGAAAG